GCGCGCCGGGGGGGGGGGGGGGGGGGGGGGGCGGGGGGGGGGGGGGGGGCTTGCGGACGAAGCCGAGTATCAGTGGCGTATTTTCGCGGCCCCATTGCGGCGCACGCTGCAGAACATTGTTATGGTCAGAGACAAGCTCGACGAGCCGCCCGCCGAGTCATGGAAGACTTCCGTGAAATGGACGCCCGCCCGCTATTCCTCACCCTCGTCCGCCGCCGATTTCGCAGTCAAAATGGTTTCTGCTTTCCCCTCATTGCAGGAATCGCAGACTCTCATGCGGCGTGCCGGACTCACCGAGGACGATCTCGCAGATATCAACGCTGAAAATCGTAAAAAGAACGCTGTGTCGTTGCTTGATCGTGCTCTCGCCGCCACGAACAACGAGAATGTTGTGGACGAGAATGATGAGAATAGTGATGCGACCAACAATGACGACGATGACAGCGCCAATAGTGCCGCCAATAATAGTGGCGGCAATGGTAGCAACCTGGGCGTTAATAACTCGCCCAATACAAGGAACAGAGTTAAGCGCAACATCAAACTGCCCGGCGCCACCAAAACACCAATAAACTAATAATTATCATGCTGTCAACCGCAGAAATCGGGGCGTACGGGCGAGCAATAGACTCGCTCACCACACTCGCCCAAAACGATTTACACACTCTCTGGTCCCACGCCGCACGGCAAAGACCACAGGAAGCCCGCGATCTTCTCCTCGAAATCATGCCCGCCCTCGTAGACCAATACGGTAGCGCGGCCGCAGCGATCGCTGACGAATGGTACCGAGACATGCGCCTAGACCAGGATATTCCAGGCGACGCCCCCGCGGTACAAACACCGCTTACCCCACAAGGCGAAATAGACGACAGTGTAAGATTCAGCGCAGGCGCACTATACGTCGGGAACCCCGACATTGCCTTATCCTATTTGACCGGGGCGCTCATCCGATACGTCAGCGACGGCGCCCGCTCACAAATCGCAGACATGACATGGGCCGACCCAGAAGCCATGGGTTGGGAAAGACGAACACGCAACCCACAAGCCTGCGATTTCTGTGTCATGCTCACAATGAACGAATGCTACTACCGCAGCCAGGGGACCGCATCATTCGGGGCGCACGACAATTGCAAATGTGTCGCAGTCCCCGCGTGGGACCCGACAGCTCGGGAGGTGCCAGCAAAAGCATACGCGCTCGCAGCCCGGCACAAAACTGAAAAAGGTCGCACACGGCACCGTGAGCTCGTCTCATCGTGGATAGACACACACCAAGAAGAGCTCGCAGAATGGCGTACCCGGCCAATTGAATGATTGTGCTACAATGCATAAACAAGGGCCACAAAAACGGCTGCAAAGCCCAGAATAGTTGCCTGAAACATCACAATAACCGCACGGTCAAAATACAGGGAAACGCCAAATGAGCGATAACGCCGCAAGCGACACGCCAGCTGACAACAGCGCCACTAACAGCGACAGCGCCCCCAAGAATGAGGACAACGCCGCCAGCAAGCCTGAAATCGACTGGAAGAGCGAATCTCGGAAGTGGGAGAATCGCGCCAAAGAGAACCGGCGCGCCGCCAACGAACGAGACGAGCTCGCCAAGGCAATCGGCGACAAAGACGCCACAATCGAAGCCCTAAAGGCAAAGGTTGCAGACTTCGAAACCGCCGCCAAGGTCCGCGAATGGTCCGCCAACGCAGCCGCAGAACACGGCATCAGCGCCGATCTCATCCGTGGAAACACGGAGGATGAAATCAACGCGCATGCTGCCGCAATTGCCAAGGCATTGCACGACGCTAAGCCGTCCGTCGCCCCTGTGGTACCTCAGGCCGGGACCACGCCAGACAACAATGGCGGCAATCTTGCAGAGTTCGCTCGGAACGTTTTCGCCGGCGACTAAACCCCACCGCAATTCTAAAAGAAAAACACTAGAAAGAAACGGAAACAACCATAATGGCCGTGTTTGATTCAGGCAAGGCGAAGGTCCTCATGCCTCGGCAGATCGCCGACGGGATCATTACTCGCACCCAGACCCTCTCCACCGTCGCCAAGCTCAACGGCGGAATCCCCATGACCTTCGGCGACGTGGACATTATCACTTTTGATAATTTCCCGCGCGCCGAGTTCGTTGACGAAGGCGCCGAGAAGGCACCCACCTCCGGTGAATTTGGCTACGTGACCGCTAAGCCTCACAAGGCTCAGGTTACTATGCGTTTCAACGAGGAGGTTCAGTGGGCTGACGAGGACTATCAGCTTGACGTCCTCAATCAGCTTGCGCAGAAGGGTAGTGAGGCGCTTTCTCGGGCTCTCGATCTCGGCCTTTACCACCGTGTTAACCCGCTGACCGGTGCTGTTATTGACGCGTGGACCAACTACCTGACCTCCACCACCAAGAGTGTCGAGATTGGTACTACGGAAATGGATCAGGTGATCCGTCAGGCCGCCGGACTGCTCATTAACGATAACGCCAAGCCGATTACGCCGACCGGTCTCGCCCTGGCCCCGTCCGCGGTTTGGGCGCTCGGCAGTCTCCAGACCAAGAATGCTGACGGTTCTCCGTCGGGTACGCCGCGTTACCCGCAGATCGGCCTCGGTGTCGACATTGATAACTTCATGGGACTTCCGGCCGCTGCTGGAAACACCGTTGCCGGCAAGCCCGAGGCGACCGCCGCCACCAACGTCGAGGGCATTGTTGGTGACTTCGTCGACGGTATTCGGTGGGGAATTCAGCGGTCCCTGCCGCTCGAGATCATCCGTTTCGGTGACCCGGACGGCCAGGGTGACCTGAAGCGTCGCAACCAGATTGCGCTCCGCCTTGAGATCCTGTACGCTTGGTACGTTTTCCCGGACAAGTTCGCGACGATTAAGACCAAGGCCGGCGCCTGATAAAATTGCCGTAAAGAAACAAAACACAACCCATCCAAACAAGTTTTTCTCAGGGGCGATTTCGGAAATGCGATCCTACAAGCATCGAGAGCACGACATTGTGATTCATCTCGCAGACGACCACAATGTGGCGCTTGGAGACGAATACACCGAAATCACCCCCGAGGATGATGACGCCGGCGGGGCAGACGAGCCATCCTCCTCTCGTACTGCCCCGCCGGTATCTGCCCCTCGTCGGGGACGAGGCCGTCCTAGGAAGACGGCAAAATGATTCCCGAGGATATTATCCCGTTCGCCACGGTCGAAGATCTAGAGGCCAGGTGGCGGGCACTCTCAGACAACGAGCGTATCCGCGCCGACGTACTTCTCGCTGACGCAACCGATCTGATCATGTCGAAATGTCCCCGCTGGGAATCTGCTACCCCTCGTACGCGAAAGCGTGTAGCATGCGCCGTAGTGCGCCGCGCAATGCAAGGCGGAGATGCTATCGGCGGCGTCACAGACAGCGGTGGCGGAATCTACTCCGAACCGCACGGGATTATTGCATCAGAATCGCACACGACAGGCCCGTTCTCCGACCAATTTACGTATCAGAACCCTGAAGGCGGCCTCTACCTGAAACGCGAGGAAAAAGATGCTCTCGGAGGCTCCGGTGGTGCGTTCGAGGTGGACCTCCTGCAGGATTATGATGTGCGGTCTGCCACTGATCAGTTGATCGACGACATTAATGCGATTAGCGGGCAGGAACCGTAATGCTGTCCGGCTATGTTCCCGTTGTGCGGCGTAGACGAGGCCCCGCGTCAAAAGACCAGTACGGCAACCCAGTGCCCGGCCAGTGGGAAAATATTGCTCTGCCGCCCGCGGTATTTGCGCCAGCCACGTCTACTGAGCCGATCAGTGCTGGGGCAATGCCGGTCACCGTGCCCGCCGCCCTTTATTGGCGGAATACTACAGTAGATGTGACCGCAGAAGATCATCTTATTGTAGATGGTATAGAATACCGTGTCGAGGGCCGCCCTTCCCCTTATCCTAAGGGTATTGTTGTGCAGATTCGCGCCAACGAAGACAAGGTGAGCGAATAATGCCGAAAGTAAAATTCCAGCTCAACAGGGACGGCGTTGCTGATCTTCTGCGCGGCCCTGACGTAGCTCGGACGGTCGCGCTTGAGACGGGGCGCGTAGCCGCCGCTGCTGGGCGTGGGTTCGAGGGTGAGACGACGCATGGAAATCGTACCCGCGGATACGTCAGAGCACGCACCATTGCTGCAATGCGCAGGCAGATGAGAGAGCACACGCTGGAGCGTGCGATCGGGCTCACAATGGGCGGAGGTAGGAAATGAGTCCCACATACGATCGCGCCCCCATGGTGCCGGATATCAAGAAACGGCTCATGGACTTCCTGTCCACGCACATGAGCGTGCCGGTTGTGGCTCGCAGGCCCGAAGCCACCGATCGCCCTTCTGTGTTTATTCGAGTTCTCTCAACAGGTGGTACTGGGGTTACGCAGAAGGCACTCTGCACCGCTTTGGAGACGATTGATGCTTATGCGCAGTCGGCTGGTGAGGCGATGAAGATTGCGTGCGAGGCTGTGAATGTGGCACACACTATGCCGAACTATCAGGATGGTATAGTGATGGTACAATCATCCTATCCGATAGAAATGCCCGATCCGGACACGTCTCAGGCGAGGGCGACTGCAACATTAACAATCACAGCACATAGGTGAAATAATATAATGGCTGTTAACGCTGACAATGCACTCATTTTCTCGTCTGATAATGACGCGCTCTGGCTGGGTGATTATGAGGTCGATTTCGGCAAGAAGATTACGTCACTCACCCAGGACCTCTCCGGTGTGACCACTCTCACCAACGTTGGGTGGATTAGCGAGGACGGATTCAAGCTTACCTCCGACGATTCCGTCACTAAGATTAAGGGCCACCAGGGTCACGGCGTCGTCAAGACGTTCCTTGATTCCTCGGAGACTACGTTCAGTGCTACTCTCTTGGAGACCAAGCTTGCTCCGCTCTCTTGGTATCTTGACGCCACCAGTGAGAAGATTGAGGATGGTGGTGCTACCAAGGGCGTGAAGATCACCGCGAAGTCCTCCCGTAAGGTCAAGCTTCTCTGCGGTGTCGCCGACTTTTTCGACGTGTCTGGTGTGGGTGCGCAGATTCGTATTGTTTTCCCGCGTCTGGAGCTCGGCGAGCGTGGCGAGATCACTTTCCAGCAGGCTGAGATCACCGGATACGAGTACAACCTCTCCGTGCTGGGCGACTACATTATCTACTCCGACCACAAGGCACTGTTCCCGGCCTGACAGTAATTCTTCCCCGCTATTCCGTGTTTCGGATGGGTTGTCGCGGAATAGCGGGGAAGATCCAAAACAAACACAACCCACCCTTTATAAAACAATTTTGAGGACAACCCATTATGTCTGACAAGACCACGAAGAGCAAGGCAAAGGCAGCTGGAGCTAAGGCGCCGTCTGACAGGTTGGCCAAGGCCGAGGCCACACGCGACCCGATTCACGTGGACTATAAGGGAATCGAATTCGACATTCCTCCGGAGGCGCTGGAAGATTTCCGTGCATTCGAAGCCCTCGACGCAGGCAACCCGTTCCCGCTTTTCCGTCTTATCGTGGGCGACCACAAAGACGAGGTCTACTCTGCTCTGGAGGATGAGAACGGTCGCGTCCCGATTGACACTGTGACCGACTTCATGCAGTCAATCGTGTCCGAGGTGGGCGCGGGAAACTGACGATTCTCCCACCGCTACTCCGTGAGTATGGGTGGGAGATAGAAGCCGACCTACAACGGTACTACAGTACCGATCTTCTCGATCTATATCGAGGCACAATAACGCCGAGGCGGGTAATGGCACTCATCGGAGGACTCCCGCCCGGATCAACATTCGACAGGGCGCGAGGCGGAGACAGATACTGGTCCGATGAAGTAGCAGCCACAATAATGTCAGCACACAACATTCAGACCACGCTACTCGCCGTCAATGGCGTCAAGAAAGACAAATGGCCTGAAGCGCCAAAGCCGCCGGCTGAAGGATATCGGGAAACCGGTAACCCCAAGGTATCAAGCAAACACGCTAAAGCACAGAAAGCCAAGGGTGAGAAGTGGCTCGCCCGATACGGCAGCTGAACTCGCGTTTCTATCGGATAGTGTAAAATGGTTCACGCCAAGACAAACACGAAAAACGGTTTGATTGGCGTGAACCATTTTCGCTACACATGATTTCGGAGAGGTATCAATGGCCGGATATGATCTCGGGACCGCATGGATTCAGATCACCCCGTCTGTGCGAGGCCTCGCCCGAAGCATCAATAGCGAAATCGGTAACGTCGACACCGGGCCGGCCGAAAGAAAGATCACATCCGGGCTTGGCGGGGCATTCAAATCGGTAGCAAAAGTCGCCGGCGCCGCACTCGGAGGACTCGCAATCGGCGGCATTGCAGTCGCGTTCGGTGGCGTCGCAAAAGAAGCATTCAATGCTGCCGACGCCACAATCAAATTCAAACAAACGCTTGCATTCGCCGGTAAAAGTGCGGACGAAATCAACGCGCTCACAAAAAGCACACGCTCCTATGCGGACCGCACAATTTACGAGCTCGACGACATTCAGTCCATTACCGCGCAGCTCGCATCCAACGGCGTAAAGGGCTACGATAAGCTCGCCGAGGCCGCCGGTAACTTGAATGCTGTTGCGGGCGGAAACGCGCAGACATTCAAAACGGTCGGCCTCGTTATGACGCAGACCGCAGGTGCCGGAAAGCTCACCACCGAGAACTGGAACCAACTTTCCGACGCGATTCCTGGCGCGTCCGGCAGGCTGCAGGAAGCCATGAAAAAGAATGGCGCCTACACCGGTAATTTCCGGGAAGCCATGGAAAAGGGTGAGATTACTGCCGAGGAATTCAATCAAGCAATTCTCGACCTCGGTATGGAGGACGTGGCCATCGAGGCCGCTACATCCACCAAAACTCTGGAAGGTGCTTGGGGGAATTTTAAAGCCACCCTTGTGACCGGGGCGCAGGAAATCGCCGAAAAAGCACTCCCATGGATCACCGCATCCCTGGACGCCATGAGCAAAGGGTTCGAAAAAGTATTCAACTGGGTGAGCAATTCATTCATCCCCAGTATCACGAATGCTTTCAACATTATCCGCAAGGGTGATTTCACCGGCCCGATCTTCTCATTCGAGGAAGACTCGAGTTTCGTTGATTTTCTTTTCCGCATGCGTGACGCTGCCGCCGCCGCCGGGGAATGGATCAACAAAACACTCGTCCCGTCGCTGAAGAATCTTAAAGATTTGCTCATGTCCGGTGATTTCACGGGGACGATTTTCGGATTCGACAAAGACTCCGGAATCATCTCATACATCACCAACGTTCGCAACAGCTTCGTCGAGCTCGGCAAATTCATTGTCGGGACACTCGTCCCCGGCATTGCTACCGCTCTCAGCACCATCGCGAACAGCAGCCTCGTCCAATTCATGGAAAGCTTGACCGTCGCTATTCTCAATAGTAAAGTGGCGGTTTACAGTATCGCGGCCGCGTTTACGGCGTGGAAGGCCGTCATGGTCATGTCCTCAATGCAGCAATGGCTGAATGACATGGAAGGCGTAGCCGGAGTCGCCGGGCGTGTTACCACGGCCATTAACGCAATGACCGTGGCGAAAGTCAAAGACGTGGTCGAGACCGCGCAGCTCAACCTCATGTACGCCGGTGAATTCCTGTCGAATATCGCACGTGCAACGACGCAGATCACAATGCAGGCGGTTGCTTGGGGGCGGGCCACGGCAATGATGGTCCTCCACAAGACGGCAACAATCGCCTCGACTGCGGCACAGTGGGCATTCAACGCCGCAATGGACGCCAATCCGATCGGCCTTGTTGTGATTGCTATCGCAGCATTGGTCGCGGCCATTGTGGTGGCGTGGCAGAATTCCGAAACATTCAGGAATGTTGTCATTTCCTGTTGGGAAGCAATCAAAACGGCCGCCGGCGCGGTGGCCGATTGGTTCGCCGCTAACGTGTGGCCTCTCATGCAGGTTGCCTGGGACGGGATTGTGGCAGGCGCCCAGTGGATGTGGGGCGTCATGGTATCCGTCTGGCAGGGAATGCAACCTGTCATTCAGGCGGTCATTGATTGGATAGTCGGCACCGCTTGGCCCGCGCTCCAAGCGGCCTGGGACGGGATTGTTGCAGGCGCCCAATGGGTATGGAACGGTATCGTCAGCGTGTGGCAGGGAATACAGCCCGTCATTCAGGCCGTCGTCGATTGGATCGTAAATACCGCATGGCCCGCGCTGCAGGCCGCCTGGGATGGCATTTCTGCGGGGGCAATGATCGTCTGGAACGGGATGGTCGCAGCATGGCAGGGGATCAGCGACATAATCCGCCCCGTCGTCGACTGGATCGTCAACGTCGCCGCCCTGTACCTCACCACGGCATGGGATGCTATTAGCTGGGGCGTGAGCGCACTTTGGTCCACGATTCAGTGGGCATGGGACGCTATCTGGGCAGCAATCATGCCCGTCGCCACACAAATCTACAATGACATTTGGCCCATGGTGGTCGGCGCGTTCAATGCGATTAAAGACACCGCCAGTATGATGTGGGCCGATATTCAGATTGCTTGGACTGCTATTCAGGCCGCAATTCAGCCCATCGCGGATTGGATCTATAATACGGTCTGGCCTTGGGTGGTAGGCGCATTTAACGCTATTAAAGATGCGGCTACTAACATGTGGTCTGATATTCAGATTGCGTGGGCCGCGATCCAGGCTGCTATGCAGCCGGTAGTCGAGTGGATCTACAATACCGCTTGGCCTTGGGTAGTCGACACATTCAACACAATCAAAGATGCGGCGTCCAGTCTTTGGGGCACGGTTCAGGCCGCATGGACATCCATTCAGGCGGCTATGCAGCCCGTGGTCGAATGGATCTACTACACCGCGTGGCCGTGGGTTGTAGATACGTTCAACACAATTAAAGACACCGCATCGTCCCTTTGGGGCACCATATCAGCGGCGTGGAATGGTATTTGGGCCACCATTCAGCCCGTCGTTGATTGGATCTACAATATTGCATGGCCGTGGGTGGTCGGCGCATTCAACGCCATTAAAGACACGGCGTCTATTATGTGGGGCTCCCTATCAGCGACATGGAATGGTATTTGGGCCGTCATGCAGCCTGTGGTGAATTGGATTCAAACCTACGCTGCACCCGTTATTAGTGTGGCCTGGGAAATAATCTCTACGGGCGCGAAAATTCTGGGCGGAATCATCGCGTTCGTATTCGCGTCCATCATCGCTGCGGTCACTATGGGGGTCGCCATAATTCAAGGCGCAGCCACCACGATCAGCGCCGCCTGGAACACCGTTGTTTCGTGGACCAGCTGGCTGAAAAACATGGTCGTCTCCGCGTGGAACATTCTGAAAGGCGAAATCCAAATCGTTAAAGATTGGATTGCTAACACGCTTGTTCCCGCAATTACAAGCGCCTGGGACAGGGTCGTGGCCGCTGCTAACACCATGAAAGACGGTGTTAGGACGGCGTGGGACAAAATCAAAGAAGCCGCCGCCAAGCCTGTTAACTTCGTTATTGGCACCGTCTACAATAACGGACTGCGGAAACTCGTAAATGGGATGATGGAGAAACTCTCTCTTGATCTTCGTCTTCCTGAGGCTCCTACGATTGGCGGTTACGCGTCAGGTGGTGTCCTGCCCGGATACTCCCCGGGCCGCGACATTTACCACTTCGTATCACCCGACGGCGGTGGCCGGCTCGCGCTTTCTGGCGGAGAAGCGATCATGCGGCCAGAATGGGTGAAAGCGGTCGGCGGCCCTGCAATGGTGAATGCCATGAACCGTGCCGCCGCACACGGAGACAGGATCCCCGGCGGCGACGCCGGCTATGCCGCATTCGCCCCCGGCGGTATTTGGGACCCTGTCAAATCAACGGTAGAAAGGGGCGCGTCCGCCGCGCTTAATTGGATCACCGGGGCGGCCGACGCTGTGTCCTCAATATTCTCCGACCCGATCGGAGCTGTCGAGACTGTCGTCAAGATTCCCGTTCACAAGCTTCTCGATTCGTGGGGCGGCGACGGGGCAAAACCATTCTTCGATGCCGGAAAGGCGGGTGTTGATAAAACCATTGACGCGCTCGGCGACTGGATTAAAGATCACATGCCTGTGGTCAGCGGATTCGGTGGCGGAATCGGTGCTATTGGCGCCGCCGCCGGTGACCTCGTAAACACTGCGCGACGCGCTATCGGTACACCGTATGTTTGGGGCGGCGTTTCCCCGGGCGGCGGACTCGACTGCTCAGGTCTCGTCTATTGGGCGCTCAATGCTATGGGCATTCACGTGCCTCGCCTCACGGCGGCCGGATATCAAGCAATGTCATCTCCCGGTAACCCCATGGTGCCCGGCACACTCCTGTTCTGGGGATACCCGGCCCACCACGTTGCTATCGCCTCCGGTAACGGTATGATGGTCGAGGCGCCGACCTTCGGCATCCCCGTGCGTGAGGTTCCGATTTATGGTGGGCCGTCCGCGGGGAATCTCCGCTACGACAATGGTGGATTCCTGCAGCCCGGTCTCTCAACGATCGAGAATAAGACCGGCCGTCCGGAGCCCGTTTTCACGTCAGCCCAGTGGGAGAAAATGGACAAGCTGATCAGCCTCCTGGAGAATCGTGCGCTCGGCCCTGACGTGCTCGAAATTCGGGACGTGGACAATGATCTTGTCGGCCGCATGCAGGTAGAGGCAACGTCGGCCATAGTAGACTATGACCGGATGAACCGATAAAACCATATGACGGAAAGCACGAAATAATGCCGATTACGGGATGGATTGCTACACACACTGGGCTGCCGTCAATAATGGCCACAGGCAAAGAACCCGTCTACGCGGGGGACCGCCTTTTCGCTGTCCCCGGGATGGCTCGCGACAAAAGACCTCTCACCGGTAGGGCGAAAATGATTCGCGAGCTCGAAGGCCCCAAGCTGACCGAGCCGGTGACAATGATCCTCTCAGACGCATACGCCGTGCCGGGCACCACAATAAAATACACTCAGGGTGATTCTTCGGTCACGTTGACTCGCCCCGAGGTGGAGTGGTGGCGTGGCATGGTGAGCGGCCTCAATGGGCGCACCGTGCCCGGCCTCATCTGGGAGGAGGCGCAGGATAAAAGGGAATGGTCCTCTCCGGTTTCGAGATATAACTCACTTGTCGCCCGTTGGCCGATGCTGGAAGTGGCTCGCACTGGGGGCGGACAATTCGTCCTAGACGACCCGTCTCACGTTAACAATGTTTGGGAGATCTTGCAGAAGCGGGAGCCGCTTATTCTTACGCCCGGCGCCCCCGCCGACGTTCTCCCGTCACGATTCATCACCGTAGACAAGGTGGACAGTGCCAGGATCACGGGAGACGGTATCATCCGGTGGAACGTTAAATGGCATGAAGTCCCCGAGGACTCACCGATGCTTGTCTGCCCTCATGCTGGCTGGGGAGCAGCACCATGTGTCACCTGGGGTGAATGGCGCGAGGCAGACGAGGTCTGGAAGTCGCGCACATATATTGAGATTTGCAAAATGATTGCGGGGATGCCATGAGAAACGGCCCCACGTTGGCCGCCCTTTCGGACGGTCTCAGCATCGGCGCAAGAATCGACATTATTCGCGGCGGCGAAGTTCTCAAAACTGGGATTCCCGCTTCAGAAGTAAAAGTTGAATGGTCTTCCTCTAATCGCGATGTCCCCGGCGCTTTGTCTTATTCTTGCCCAATGTCTTGGGTTCCGGAATGGCCGTTGGACGCGCTCAACAATTTCGGGCAGAGATCCATGGTGACCGCGCTTTATGAGAACCGTCGAGGCGATTACTGGGAAATTCCGCTCGGCGAATTCGTCAACATGGAATGGTCCGTGTCGAAAGAAAAGGTGAACGTTTCCTGTAAAGATTTGACGCAGATTCTTGCCGATAACCCGAGGCCGTGGCCGTCCTCCCCTGGCGCTGGCGCCACCCTGCTCTCCGAGGCCAATGAGCTTGCGGAATATGTGCGAGTAAAACTGGAGGACGACGTGTGGGACGCGCCCATCCCGCGCACCACGCAATGGGGAAATTCGCGGATCGAATCAATTTACAAACTTGTCGAATCTCGTGGCTGTGGTATTCGTAGCGGAGCCGATGGGATGTTGCACATTTTCAAACTCCGTGACAAGACGGCGCCTGACGAGATTTACACGTACGAGTCCGGTTTCCTTTTGGAGGCTCCACGCAAAGCAAGATCAGGGGGGCGGCGCCCGAATCGTTGGTACGTTACCGGCAGTAAGCAACAGCGTGCTCAGGGTGAGCAAGAGGAGCGGTGGACCGCGGAACGCATGGTCACTGACCCTCCATATGAGCCGGCCGGCTATGGTTGGGTTACGTCGCACAAAGAGTTCAGTGCCGCAAGCTCGGCGAGAGAGGTATCCGAGGCCGCTGACACGTACATGATTCAGGATATTTTGGCCCGCTCTTCTCGTTCTTTGACGATTATTCCTGACGCCCGTATTGAGGTCGGGGATATTGTTGGTGCGATTACTGAGCATGGTGAGCATATTGCGGGCCGTGTCACGGCTTACAGTCTCCCATTGTCTGATCCGTCCGCTACAATGAGAGTGGACATAGAGGTACTGGGAGAATAAACGGGGCATCATGGTTAAACCGTCACTATTGCTGGACACGTCGCCACGAAACGGCGGCGGGCGCAACAATAACAACGTTATTGTTCAGCAATCCTCAGTATCGTGGACGTACGGGAAAATCACCGGTACGTCCGCCACCGATTCCACTCTCCCGTCGGGCTGGGTAGAAGTAGGGATACCCTACAGCAATCCAACCTCCCACGCTGTTGGCGAATCCGATGGTATTGCCACATGGATCGGCGCCCGCGTACTCGTCATCATTGACTCATCCGGCCGTGTAGTCAAGATCAGCGACCCTATCGCCGAGCCGCCTTCCGGTGCAAAAGTTGAGAACCTCGGGCACACTGGTAAAATTCTCAGCCAGGCAGCGAAAGACGCCGAACGTGCTTTCAAAGAAGCCGACGCCATTCGAGACCGGGCGAACAAGGCTGAAGGTGCTGCGAACAAGGCTGCGAAAGATGCGGAAAAAGCTGTTCAGATTGCGGAAGCTAACCGGCCGCCCGTAGTGGCCCAGACTGCGCCCGAGAATCCTGTCACAGGGTTGATTTGGTATGTCACAGATAATGCTGGGCACATTACTGACGTGCGTATTTGGGATGGTACACAGTGGGTGACCAGAACGATGGTCGCCGGCAGCATTCTCGTCCCATCGTCCGTGGGGAACGTTTCACTCGCTGACGGTTCTGTATCCGCACGCAACATTTACGCGTCCGGGGAACTCTGGGCCAAAATCGCGGCGTTCGCGTCCGTCACCACGGAAATGTTGACTGCTGGAAACGCCACATTCAACGCGGCAAAAGTCACCGGCGATCTCATTGGTAATAGGCTTATTGGTGGTGAGCTTTCGCTCGTTGATACTGAGCCGACGTCGGGCGAAAAGAATATCCGATTCGGACTCGGCAGCGAATATGAGTTCTGGGAGTCTATTTGGTCCCCCAAAATCGCGACCGTCGAGGAGCTCGAGGGTGGCACGCGATTCGTTCTGACGGACAGGGATCGTCCCAATAACGGCAATGGTGCGCAGATGGCAATCTACGACATTGCTGTTGCGAAACCAAAAACGTACGGTATTGCCGGTGAAGGCGTAGGCAAGGTCGAGGGGTATATTCTTTTCACCCCGTCCTGGAACGGGCGTGCGATTCTTACAATCAACATTGGCAAGAATAGGGTTGTTTCTGTTGACGAGGAGGCGACGGCCGGGAAGCGAATAAGGTTCGATTTTACGCTCCCCGACGGCACGTGGATCCGAGACACGGACACGCCTTTCTACATTAGTGCTCGCACGAATGACGTTTTTACGCCGGGAATGCAGCTCGGGATCATTTATTCCATGTACGTGTCGTGGAAAATGAGCCGTTCCTCCGGTTTGCACGTTTTCCGTGACGACGAGGGCGTAGCGAAAATACAGATTACTGACCGTCAGGGCGGTCAGCTCGTCATGGATACGAATGGCGTGTCTTATGATCCGCCCGGATCGGCCCCACCTCATGCTTCGTCTTGGCGTACTTTCACGGAGCCGCCTTTCGCCCACATGGCAACAAACAATGCACACTTGTGGACTGTGAAAGATAAGTGGACTCAGGTCCCGGTCGGGTCGCAGGAGAAAATCGTTCGTGGCGGAATGCAGGTAGACGGTATCGAAATTATTATTCCGCAGAGTGGGCTTTATCGTCTAGACGGCACAACATGGTATCGGTCGTCATGGGCAGGGTATGTTGGTGGCACTAGGGTTGCTCGCAGCAATGACGTTGAGTACGGTGTTTACATGTATGCTGCGTTGAATCATGGTTTGTGGACTGCGTTGCAGGTGACCGGCGTCAGGCGTCTGAACGTTGGGGATCGGATCGCGCTTTATACGTATCAGAATATTGACGAGGGTACAATTATGGATTGGGGCGAGATAACGGTTAGCTGGCTCACCTACTGAAGATTGTGCAACAATATTTTTAGGAGAAAACAATATGCCTAATACTAGGTGGACCGGCGGCGTCGTCCCTACGGTAGACGATAATCTCATTGAGGCCTGGGACGCGTACGATGATTCCGCCGGTAGGGTTATGCCGGCGGCCTCTGTGGCGGCAGCACGGGTCATGCTTGCGGCCGCACCGTCTGGGGCAGTCTCAAAAGCGCGCCCCGCCGTTTTCATTATCGACGACATTCTGTACACTGCCGACGGCTCCAAGGGCGGCGACGGGTCATTCAACATTAACCCCGCAAACTCGTTCAGTGGCGTGCTTTACAGGCATCGTGACAATACGAACGGCCGTGGACGCTCGACGTCGGATCACACTACCTACACGTGGGGCGACGGTATCGTCACGCTTCCAATCAAGAGTCTCATGGAGTTCTCGCTTGACGTGTGCGTGAGTATTGCGCACGAGGACTACAATTCCGAGGCCGAGAAAGATAAGGCGGTCGGCTCATATTTCTTCGGGTTCAAGCTCGATAATCGGGGTATTTGGCAGACCGAGATTCAGTACAATCGCACTTTCATGACCCATCACATGCAGTGGCGCCTTTCCGTAGAGGCCGGTTCTCACAGGGTTGCTTATACTACGGCGGGTAGTTATGGTGCTGACCCGTACTGGCATTACGACGGCGGTGTTTTTCCTGGCACCGTGTTTACGGTGGCTACCCTTGGTGCGACTCGCGTTGACCTGTAATCGATAAAATAGTTCACTATTTGTTTCAGAAAAGGTGATAACAATATGACTAAGGTCATAGCGACGGTTGTGAATGCGGCCGGCAAGACAGTCAACGCCACAATGAGTGTCCGCCCGGAAACCGTTTACACGTCCGACAATATTACGACAGTCCCCGCTCCGGTGCGCGGCGATGCTGACGACAAGGGTAGGATTGAGGTTGAGGTAGACGCCAGCCACGGCGGCCGGTGGGCAATTGTCCTCAATGTTGCCGGCGTTTGGGCGCGCGAAGTCAGAGGCGCGGAGCTCCCGGCCTCCGGCGACGTGCAGGTAACCTCCCTGTCAGCATGGAACGGCGGCAGTACCCCCGATCCCGGCAATCCCGGCGGTGGCGGCCAGAACAACGGCGGCAAGATCACCGTCAGTGACGATGGTCTCACCTGGACCTACGGAGAGTGAGAAAAGTATAATGGCAAACATTACTGGGTACACCAAGGCTGGCGTTGACAAGTTGGTCGCCCCCCTGTTCTCTTCAATCTCGCCTTTCACGGTCGGCGAACACTACTACTCCCCCGTCACGTACTTCTGGCCCGACTTCTACAACGAAGGCCGGACCGGAAAAGTGTCAAAGTGGGCCAAGACATTGGCTTACGGGAATGCGCTCGGCTACGTGATCATGAATCGCTCTACGGGCGACTGGTCCGCGAAAGACAATGATTTTCTCACGCAAGCACAGCGCGCTGCAGCCGCTGGAGCAAAGAGGGTCCTATGGTACATTCCTACCCGCTACGGTGTAGCATCGCTCGCCAAAGACGACGCTGCCAGGAATGGCGTCCCGGACCCGGACAAGTTCACCCGCGAATACATTATGCAGCTGTGCGCTAACCTGCGCTCCCAGTACGGGAACCTTTTCCAGGGCGTATTCTTGGACGAAGTAATCAACGGCTGGGGCGCACAGTCCGGGCGAGTCGGTTGGTACGGTGACCTCATCGGCGAAATTCGACGCACCTACGGCAAGAATTTCACAATCGCCATCAACCCTGGCAGTAACATTACTGAGGCCGTGTGTGCGCTTGATTTCGACGTGTGCATGAGCTTCGAGAACACTGCCGCCAAGTACTTGACGGATGACCCGAATAACCCGATTGCGAATGATGTGATGCGGGCACAGCCTTCCACCAAGTGGTGGCATGTTATTCATGGGGTTACGCGCGAGAATTTCCGACAGGTCATTGACCGCGCCGCGTCATTCGGCGTGTCACACCTGTATGTGACCGACGGTGAACTAGTGCAGGGTGATGGCGGCCAGTGGGTTCCTGAGAAGAACCCTTATCAGAATCCTCCGTCGGATTGGATTATGGAGCGCGTGGTCGCTTGGCATGGCGGCTACCTCGGGCTGGCTGAGCGTGTTGCCGCGTTGGAGGCGAAAGCGGCCCCAACGCCGCAGCCGGGCGCCTGAGTGTTTCACGTGAAACATTCCTCCCTCACCACGATTCTGCGGTGAGGGAGGAATGTTTTCATGCCCGACACGAGAGACTACAGTCCCAAGCGCTGATAGTCTCCTCCGTGCTCGCGAGCAATATCGTCCAATACGCCCATGAGATCAGAGCGCGCATCGTCCTGAACGGCGATTGACGGCGAGTTTAGGATCGAATGAATCGTGCTGTCGATCTCTCGGAATCGACGAGTGGCAATAACATTATATTCCGCATCGTCCCATCGTCGTGCTAGACGACGCGCAAGATTAGAGGTGTCCTGGCCGTTTGTTTTATGACTATTGCCCACAATGCTCAGCGGCCAACCGTAAATGATCCATTTACTGATAGCGCCGTCGTCGGTGTTTTCTACGACGACGTCAATTACGGCGTCGTCGTAGGGATTACGCCATTCCAAATGGGCAGTCATGCGCGACTCGTCAATATCACACACGTCAGGCTTCGGAAGCCACAACTGTGTGAAACTAATCTCGTGCTCAATATCTGTCATGGAATTATTTGCTGTCATGAGACGCTCCGCAAAAGCAAGTTGCAGCGCATCGCAGAATGCTCCGGACTGCAAGATCCCTCGTGGGTCCATCCTGCTGAGACGCCGCGCTTCGTTGTCACCGCGACGCCGTCATCGGTGACCTCGATCTTCCCCGACGGGGAGTCAATGATGGTAACTCCCATGCTGTCAGAAATACGGGATGACGGGAGCGTGTCCTGCAATTCCCTGGCAATAGCCAGCGCGATTTCCCGCCGGTCATTCTTGCTCATTATTCTACCTCCATAGCCGATGGTGTAACACCGGCCTGTCCCTGATAATGCGAGCCTAGACCATTGGTGCCGTACGGCATGCTGGCTGGCCTGTCCAGGTCCTCGAAAGCGATCTGCGCAATCCTATCCCCAGGGAAAAGACGTGCGGGCTTACTGGAGTGCAGGTTAGCGATCTCCAGAGTCACGTTTCCCTGGAACCCTGGGTCAATGTATCCCGCGGACACGTGGACGAGAATTCCGCGTCGCGCCCACGACGATTTGCCTTCCACCCTGGCGACTAGATCGGCAGGCACGCTGACCTTTTCCTGGGTGGACGCGAGAATAAACTCACCCGGCAGCAGCTCATAGCCATTCTCGCCGATGGTGACGTTCTCATCGCCATGACGGTAGGTGATAATGTTTTTGTCCAGTCGCACTTCCACTGACGCCGGCTGAATAGACAACGGCTTCCGCCAGTCGGAGATGAGCTCACCCCAACCGATTCTGCGGCGGAGAGTGAAATCACTCAGTGTAGCCATTCTGGCAGCTCCTGTCTTCGTTTTCCTCGATCATGTGGACCGTGTAACCTTTATCATGTAGAATTGCTTCGGCTTCAAGAGCAAGGGCGACATTCTCTCCCGGGACGATTTCTATTATGTCTTCACTGCACTCTGACACCATGATCGCACAGACGTACGCATCATCGTCCAATGAATCACTATAAGTGAACACATACCCGCCCATTTCATTCGCATATGTGCACCTAGTAAAAACCACTCCTCTCTCCTGCCACGAACGCAAGGCAAGTGCCACTCTCTGAACATGCTGCACGGTGCGCATAAGCTCACGGATCGCGGCGGACGCATCGGTCGAATAACTCCTGATAGTGAAGTTACAGTCGGTGGAATGCATAAACGCAGCCGCCCCCCACTGACCGCCGCATTTCGCCAAATCAACGAAAACAATCTCAACAATATTCTCCACAGTGCTCACTTCTCTTCCGGAATATAATCGCCAAGACGATTATATGAAATGGCGGACATGAACTCTGTGAGCCGGTCCCCAACCTCCCTGGCGCGCTCCTCTGGAGTGAGCTGTCTATCGATAATGTCCCAGTAGACGCCTCGCAGAATCGCGATCACCGTCTGCCCTCCCTGCTTGTTGACGAGTTCACGCAGATACCACGCCGCTTTCCCCATGTCAACATTCTCGTCAACGCCTTTCTTGTGGCCTGCACGGAAGATGTATTTCAGGGCACTGCCGGTCAGATAGCCTTTGTCGCAAATGAAAGTAATGGGCTCAGGATCGAGGGCCGCATAATGTGATGGATGATTCACCTGATCAGTGCTCACATTGTTCTCGACACGCCCGCCATTCTTCTCTGTGACATCGAAAATGTCATCGCACTTCTCTGTGACATAGAGAGTGTCATCGCAGAAAGTCAACTCATGGCATTGTTCGTCGAATGTGAGAAACGCTTCCCTGCCATCTTCGTTCTCATACCAAATACACCATTCACCAGTGAAATACCGACAAACCTTCCTGACATGCGCATCATAATCGTCGGAGACATGGAAACGAATCGGTTCGTCCGTGAATTTCGGTTCATAACCAGGATCAATCTGATAGCCTACGATTCGTCGTCGATACCAACCGTCGTGCTTGTGCTCCAAAGAAACACAACGACGACTCCAACACTCTACCCGCCATTCACTACTGAGATAACGACGGACATGCACCTCCCAGAATCCATCATGCGGCACTACCTTCGAAACATACTCGTACACGCCATTCGGGTAGTAAATCTTCTCATACTCATCATTCGGTGACACTACATAATCTCCCTTCTCTGTCTGGGTAATCGAATATTCGTCGTATTTGAAATAGTGTCTCCGCTCTACACCGTCATGAACAGAATCGAAACTAATTCCAGTGTTATTGCCGGTTTCTGCTATGATTCTCTCTTTACTACCGTCTGGCAAATACAGCCAAACCGGTTTCAAAAACACCACATCCACAGTCGTTCACGCTATTTCAGTTGCCGAGAGTGCCAACCGTGGCGAAATAGGCGAAAAACACCTGAAGCCACCAGAAAGCACGCCATGCAAGAGACAGTCCGATAACACCAACGATGAGGGCGACTGCGCCCATTGCCATGCCTTCACCCGTGGACCGCGGTCTGCGGAGCCATGCCACGAAGCGATTCGTGGGGCGCGGTGGTGCCATCACACTGAGTGGCATGGACAATGCGGGCGGCGCCGGAGTGGGCGGAGGAGGCGGGGCAGGAGTATTGGTTGCTGACGGTGGAGGGGGAGGTGCGCTAGCCGCAGGAGGAGGCGGCGCAGGAGTCGGAGCCGACGGGGCACTCGAAAAAGTAGACATAATAGTTGTTCCTCACTTTCCATTCAGTTCTGCCATGAGACGGTTAGTCCAACCGTCACTGTAGTTGAAATTCGCGCGCTTAGTGTGACGTGCGCTCTTGATTCTTTTCGCCCGATTCCTCTTGTGCTCCTGAAACTTGATCGTCTTGCGACGAACCTCGTCCTCGCGTCCGTCCATGCGCTGGATTGCTGGGTATTTCATGATTTGACCCACTCGATCTCGTCACCGAGAATCCCGCGCAGATCATTGATCAGGTTACGAGCATTTCCGAATTCCTCCTCGGTGATATCGAAAACTCTGTAAACGTTCCCTTCAGTGCAGACGACGAGGAAAGAATCGTGGGCGCATTCGGGGATGAAAACGTTGCGGACGTTTCCGATGAGGGCGGGCTGCTGAACGGGAATGGCCTGTACGAGGTCTGCCCCGGTGAGAATTGCGACAGCAGTCACCCTCTCAACGGGGATGCCCCGGAATTCGTTCTCGCCTTTCTCGTATCCCTTTGCAGGGAAGTGAATCTTGGTGCCTTTCAGATTGGTGAATACTGCTCCCCCGGTGGTTTTGCATGATCCATATCCGGTGCGACGGCGTGCCATAGTAATCCTCTTCTCAAAATATGTGTGTGTGATGGTGATGGGCGGTGGTGGCCTGTCGTGGGCGACGGACCACCACCGTTATGTGTGTGTCAGTTGTCCAGCCACCAATCGGCCAGGTAGGCGATGGTCTCGTCGGTCAGAGCGGAGAGTCCCTCGTGAACGATGTAGAATCCGTCGGCATCGTACTGCCAGAGTCCCCAGGAGACGACGTCGTCGCACACGTGGAGTCCGAGCGCCTGGCCGCCGTCGGTGGTGCTTCGCTTGAGGCCGATGGTCTCGCCGGTCTCGTCCACCCAGTAGTCCGTGTCGCTCCAGGCGTTGGCAGCGGTGCCGACGGCATAGGCGATGTCGGTGTCGGTGGCGACGTTCTCAACGGTGGTGGTCATTGTCTTGTCCTCTCTATCCCTGGCTGGGTGGCCTATCCTCCCTGCCGATGACTTAATCATGCTCTCCCGTGCACCGCGGGTCAACCCACATGGGCGGTGGCTTATCTCACAAAACTGAGTGTGTGGTGTGCGTTGACAACGCTGGGCGTGTGTGGTATACGCGCGCGCACGTGCCCATATATGCTACGGACGCACCCAGGCGCTCATGATAAAATCATGACCACCGAAAACCTTTACGAAAGGCGGTGCAAAATTGGCAGATTCCGTCACAGAATATGCTGCGTCGGAAATGAAATATTGGTGCACCACAGGCGACTACGGGGGCACCGGATACGCCCAGGATAACCGGTGGACCTGTTACTGGAATTCCAATGATGCCGGCTGGAAAACGGGCCCCGGCGACATGGATTGCAGTAGCGGAGTAGCAGGCGCCTACAATATTGCATTCCACAATGTGTGGGGAACAGGTTGGGACGACCCGATCATGTTCCCGCGAACCGGCGAAACATGGACCGAAACCCTGAACTCTCTGGCCGCGAATCGCGGTTTCATGGACATCGGGGACACGTGGTACGGGTCCACGCCGTCGGGAGGATTCCATGTCGGCGATATGGTCCTGAAAACTACCGGAGACGGCGGACATGTCGCAATGTGTGTGCGCGAAGACGACGGTTCATTCAACGCGGGTGATCCGCTTCTCGCTGAGGCGTGGATTAACGAGAATGGCGAAATCGCGGAAGGGCAGATGGGGGACCAGACCGGCTACGAGACCCACGTAGTCCGGTACAGCAGTCACCCAATGACTGTCGCGGCCTCGTGGTCAACGTGCATCCGTTTCGGAAAGCGAACCGATTCCGATAACGGGCACGAGTCTGCTGGCTCGTACCGCCTTTCTTCTATTCAGGAGGCCGTTCTCAGGGCCGCCGATGCGGAGAATTGCCCGTGGTGGGCCGCCCTGGCGTGCCTGTGGATGGAAACCGGTGAACGTGGTGCGAACATTTACGGGCACGACGCCGGCGGTGCTGGCCCGCACGGTGAGGAGGTAACCGAGGAGAATTTCCGCGAATTCTTGGCGGCAATTCGAGATGGTGAAACCTCGAACGGTGTCGGGCCTTTGCAGATTACGTATCCGGGTTATTTCCTGGATGACCCGGATCGTGAATGGTGGATGCCGGAGAGGTCGGCTGAGGTCGGCTGCCGTATTCTGCGTGATCTTATTAACGCGGAGGGCGATTCTTATGAAGCCCTTAAGCGTGTTGGGTCACGGTATAATTCAGGAAATCCGTATGACGCGTACGAGTCTTATGGGATTCTTTTCAGTAATCGTTGCAAGTCTTGGTATGATTATGGTCGTCCGTCTGGGGGCGCCGGAGAGGATTTTTGGGATATGAGTGAGGGCGTTGATCTGCTCAGGGAGATTCGTGACCTTTTCCGTAGTGGAAAAGCGGGGGATCATTTCGCGGGTGACATGAATTGGTACGCCAAGGCCACCTACGAGGAGGTTAAGTCTATTCACGCGTCCGTGGATCAGATTCTGCATTCCGTGACTCCGGGGCAGGAGAACGTGCGTGAGGCGGGCGCGATTTATGGTGCTGTGAACGAGATTCGTAAGGCCGTGTCTACGCCGTCGTCTTTGCAGGCGCATGATGGTGTTGCCGAGTCTCCCGCTCCGGCTTCGGAGCAGAATTCCTGACACAGCATATTGGTATCTATCGTGACTTGCTTGGCCGCTATTATGCTGGGCGTTGCGTCATGATGGATATGTCATACGGAGAGCTTCACTCTCTTCCCTCTCCGTGATCTCCTGTGACAGTGGTAGAGCAAGTCTCCGGACGGTCGGTGAGGATCGTCCGGAGACTTGCTTTTGTTGTGTGCTATACTTTCCTGTGTACCGCTTATTGGTTAATACACAAATATTTTCCTACGCGTTCCGACGGTGCAATAAGAGAATACTATCGCCCTCACGTTTCCTGCACGTTTACCTCCGCGTGTTCTAGGAATCATCGTGGGGGCGATGGTATACAATCCATCTAATGAAAGTGAAAATTAGGGTGACTAAGTCGCTTTATGTTGCTACCATTTTTGCGGCCGTCATGGTGACGGCAAACACAGCGTTTATGGTGTATGATGATTTCGCCAATGGCGCCGTGAATGTGGTTCGCGATTCTTTGTGGTGTATTGGCGCAATTATTCTTTGGGCCAGTGTGCGCACCGTACGGTTTATGCGGCGCATCGGCTACCATCCCGGCTTCCATAGGAAGTGACCGAATTGTAACATTCCCGCCTAGCAGTAATAATGCTAGGCGGGAATGTTATATAATAACTGTTGCAGCCCGACTAAAACAATCACGATATAGAGGACATTAAATAGACGATGGTCCCTTTCATGCATGATGTCCTCTCCGACGCCACCCTGGTCGCCCTGGCTGCACTCACAGGCACAATATTCTCCAACATCACACAACGCAAAAACGCACGCGACCAGGAACAAATCTCAATCCTGGACATTACCGTCCGGTCTCTTTCTGACCGAGTGAGTGCCCTGGAGGGTAGTCTTGCCGCAGCTGAGAGGGCTGCGGATCTGGCGGAAGACGGCCGCAGAAGGGCGGAAGTGAAATGGTGGGAGGCCGTCTCTTTTGCACATACTGTTATCGATTGGGGCAGGTCCCTGAAAATTCTGATACCATCGGATAAAGAGAGCTCAATCCCTACTGAGCCTCAAATTCCGGAATCTATGAGGTGATTCATAAAATGTTTACTCCTGAGGTCCGCAAGGCCCTTTACGCTCTGCTCACCGCCGTTCTCGGTGTTTTTGCGGCTTTCAATGTTATTTCTGCGGACCAGGCGTCTCAGTATGCTAACGCTGTCACCCAGATTGTCGGTGCTCTGACTCTGGCGCTGGCTACGTATCACACTCGCCCCGGCGCGGCCGCTGGCCGTCACGCTGCCGGTGAGGGTGAGGCCGCTGAGGACAAGGTCGCCTGACCTCCGCCTTTCATAGAACATTACTGCCCCCCACCGGATCATCGGTAGGGGGCAGTAATGTTTCACGTGAAACATTCACCGTCGCTCCACGTCGTCTCCGACGATGCGGGCGATCACGGCCTCATCGTGACGTTTAGTGACTGCCCACAGGAAAAGATGACGCCCCGCATCACGTGCATCGTCCGCGTCAGGCTGACCCACAGTAGACCCGGTCGGCCAAAAACCAAGTAGCTTCAAAACGTGGTCGGGCATGGTTGTTTTTGCCATTGCGGGAGTCTGCCATACGATGTCCCCGATCTCCCATTCCAGTACGGAGTTGATTTTTACTGGGGTGAGGTCCGCGAGAAAATTGTTGCCCGGTCGAAGATCGAACTGTTCGCACACGATAATATCGGGAGCATACTTATTGTATGTGGTGAGAATGTCGTAGACATTACTCATCCAGTGCTCATGCTTGAGCTGTTGGACGTGAATGATTGAGAATTCGTGGTCGTCGTGGAAGTCTCCGACGACGATTCCTGTTGATTTGCCGGGATCAACGGCCATCACCCGTTGCATCATACCCTTCCCCCTCATTTCACTTTCGCAGGCTTCGCCGTGACTTGTTCACGTTAGCGATACTTTTCGTAGTGTCCGTGCGCACGCCGTCTACTTCAAGCCACAATTCGCCTGGCATCACCGGCGCCCCACGACCTTTCTTCAGGGCCCACGGCGCACCCGGTTCGCTCGGGAAAGGCAAATGCTTGTAGCACCATATTGCGCAATCCTGCGTAGAATCAAAACGAAAGTCCTCTTTCGGCACATACCTTTTCATATCGTAAATGCGTCGCATGAGTTTGGGGATAAGCCACTCGGGTACTTCTCTGTACATGCGGATTGACGGACTAGTGCACGGGCAGACCACAGTCCTACCGCCACTGAAGTGCGAAACACGAAGCCATTTATCCTCCCCGCAATTCACACAACGCATGTGGAAATGCTTATGACCATCTCTCATAATCTTCCATTCGGGGGACACTACTTCCCATTGGTGGAAGCGTCGCCCTGCCATTTCCTGCTGCACGCCAGTCGTTTGCTTATAGGTTTTCTTGTCGGGGTGAAGAATAAGACGATCACGAGTTTCATTTTTGTTCTCGCCGCGCACTATTGAAATCTCGCCAGGGCGAAACACGCCATTCTCAGTGGCGAATTCCCAATCGAACACAACCGATGGATTGAATTCTTTATAGCACCACTCAATAGCCGACGTCATGCCGTCAAAGTCGAAATTATCTACACCGTTCTGTCCCCGCCATTTCCAAATATTAAGACGAATATCATTGTAGGAGCGATACGGCATAAGCGTGCTATTCACCTTACAGTACTGATGCGAGTACGGTGCGTCCGGTAGACGATTCAGTACTATGTCGAGATTGCAGGGGGCGATCGGTTTAGTAATGTCGGGGCGCGTGAATCGCCACTTGTTATCCTCGGGGATTTCCAGATACGTGAAACACCATTCGATAGCGGAGTCAATCGAGGGGAATTGAAAGTTCTCGCTGGCGGTGCGGTAGCAGAGCTGGGTGAGTCTGTTGGCGACTGTCCGGTATTGTTCGTATGATGGTTGCGTCATTTGCGTGTTTTTCTCTCTTCTTCATTGGGTTGAATAGCGGGGGCAACAATCGCGTTGCCCCCGCTATTCAATCATGCGACATGTGTGTCAGAAAACTACCGACCATGAGGTCTCAGTATTCTTCTTGGCCATGAAATCAATGGAAGAAATCTCGGCTCTCGGAGGCCAGAAGGCAGGCTTCGGCGCGCCATCCTCACCGAGAATCGTGACACCGTTCTCGTCCTGCTCGTATGCGGGGCGACCGTAATCGTCAAGACGAGGGCGCGGCTTACTCATTCGTGTGACCAATGTTGCGTGAGCGCCCTCCAGATTCTCGCACACGCGCTTCACGGTCGTATCAATCTTCTGCGGTGAGAGAAGATCGGCCCTCTCTCTGGCGTCGGCAGGCCAGAGGCCAGCGGCGCTGAAATACTTTGGAATATTGAAGTGGATGAAAGTCTTTCCATTCTTGTTGATGGTGAAAACGGTGCGGTCGGTGAGAGCCTTTCCGGCATCCTCGTCGTCGCCGTCAATCATCCAATCGGTGACAAGCATGGGTCGCCCACTCTTGGACGTGGTCATTTCCGCCTTGGTGATGAAAGCGGAGTGCTTTCCCGGCTTGGGCGGCTCGAAATTGCCGCCACCCGTAGCAACCTCCAACGAGGAGAGATCAGTGCCGAAATTGAAGCCAGTTGCCATAATATTAATTCCTAAACGTTTACGCGGAAGGGTTTGTGAATTGCGGAGAGGTCAGTTCTCATTGTCGGCGGGCTTGCTGCGGAGTGCGGCCCTAATCGCGTCGGCGGCGATAGCGAGAGTCTCGGCGGAGACGCCACGGTCAGCGGTAACAGTGATCTTAGCCATAATTGTTTTCTCTCTTCCTAATATTTTGGTTAGTGGCTAGTGATGTAATTGTGGATCTTGGTCATGCTCGGGTTCCCCATTGCTGGCGGGAACCCGCGTGATTGCTGTTTTGTCACGACGTTCGGTTTGCGAGTGTACAGTACTGGCACGGTGATTTCTTCCCCGTCCCCATTGTCCACGTTCGCCCATTCCATGTAGCCGACGAAATTGAACAAGGCGGGGATGCGCTGCCCAGACTTCTGCCCCTCAAAAGACGGGGCGATGAAAACCTCCCCAGTGACCTCACTACTTTCACGTGCGGAATGCGTGATAGCAATGAATGAAATGTTGGGGGCGTTCAAGAATACGCTGATCGCCTTCAGCAGGGAATCGTATACTGCCCGCCATTTCGTCCATGTGTCATTCGACACGGCCTCATAGTGAGAGAGGATGAGCTCCTGACACTTGTCCAGCGTGTCGAACACCACGGTCCTGTAGGGGAATTCTGCAAGATTGCGTGCGATATTGTCGCAAAGATTGGCGCAATCAACCCATTTGTCGCAATGCACGACAGTGATGTTTTGTGGATTCCCCCAATCCCGTACAGGGAGTGTGCCAGATTCGAAATCAACGTACAGGACGGGCGACATATCGTCTACCTGTGATGCCGTGGCTGCGAGCGACGTTTTGCCAACGCCGCTCACACCATGAATGAGCATATTGAAATGATTATTCTGTTCCGGCTTCACGACCGTCATTCCGAGACGGGCAAGAGTATCCTCAAAAGTCATAGTATGTTTCACCTCCTAACCATTAATGCTGTAGTTTCTGAATGCTTCTGTGTGGCGTTCATGCGAGCAGTACCAACATAGAGGAGACGACTGGAGACTGTCAACACCACCATCATGTGATCTTGCTCTCTCCCAAATGTTTTGGAGTCTCTCTATGGCCGCGAGCGCAACGTCCTGCCGCCACGGGAAAGAAAACTCACAAATACTGTCCGGCACAACCTCCACGCTGCAGTCCCTTGGGAGAGCAACAATAGAACAATGAGCCACCTCGCGTCCGAGCTGCGTGAGACCGTACCCATAGAGCATTATCTGAATGTAGTATTTACGAAATTGACTCCCTGCTGTCGTGTCAGCGAACCTCGGTAGACCATTGTCCCATTTAATACTCTTCCTGAACGCGGAAATCTTTTTCCGCGAGAGCAACTTCCAGTCTAGGACCGCCGCCGCCGCAATATCGAAGCGATCCACACTCCCAGAAATACGCCCATAGTCTTCAAGATCGCATACCTCCACTCTCTTCTCCACTAGAACATTCGGGTCATTCTTTGTGCGCGATTCTGCGAAAGCGTGAAATGCGGTGCCCAGGAAGGGTGCCAGCGGCGTGCCCGTATTTTCAGTGTCGTGCGAGATTCCGAGGAGTTTGTCGGCAATGCATCGCTCACAGTCGTCCCCGATTTCACTTACGCCGATGCGTGTTTGTTTGTCACGTTCGGTCGGGGCGAAAACATTACTGACCGCGAGCATGGCGGCCGGGCTCAAATTCAAATTTCTCTCCTTCCTGAATTGCGGCGACGGCAGCGAGCCTGACGTCGCGGTGAACTTCAATGTCCCCGCTCGCAATATCTTCAATGAAGAATAGTCTCGCGTCGCCGGCCGGCATGATTTCATAGACGGTGCCACCGAGCTCTTCGGCCCGCATGGCGGCTTGTTCAAGATTCGAGTAGGCCCGGTAGTCGCCTTTCTGTTGCGATTCCCATACTAGGTAGACGCCCATTAGTGTTTTTACCCTCTCTTCCTCAGAATGTTAATGATGTGTTATTCGATAATGGTTGCTGTGAGGCCGGCTCGCTCCTCGATTGCTGTGGAAATGACGGCCGCATAGCATTGGATCCGCCAGATGTTCTCCGATCGAATTTTGGGTACGTGCAGTTGCATTGTTTTGATGCCGAATTGGGTTGGCCATTTCAGAATGATGGTGCGGCCGGCGATTTCGTCAACAGTAGTCCCCTGCGTGATGCGCATAATGTTTTTCACTTCTCTGTCGCAATGAGCTCATAAATGTCGAGGTCGGCATTGGTGGCCATGCCGCGCACAATGCTAACGTTATCCGCCGTGACGTGGACGACATTAATGTCTGAGTGTCCAACGCCTATTGGGTCAACGATCAGGAAATTCCTGCCGACCAGTTCACTGTCGTCGGATACGAGAATGTTTCTGATAGTGCCTGTCATGCGGCGTCGTACTAGGTGAATGTTCGAACCGCGCTGTATTTCTGTCCTCATGGCATCTACTGTACGTGTGTGGTGGCGGTGTGCGCAACCCATACAAGCGTGGCATCTATCACATCTCATATGAGGCCGCTCTCACGCAGACGCCCATACCCCGCCGCCAGCCTAGGCTCCACGGCCGTCACGTCGACAGTGTTCTCGCACTGCAAAAGAAAACGATTCACCCGTTTTGTTTGCCCCTTACGATTCAAACGGGCAGACGCCTGCAAATTCAAAATCACACTATTATCCTCACTCAACCAAATCTCAGTATTGCAAACATTCTGCAGACCATCAATCCCTTCAGCAGCGGCCGCAATGACGGCACACAGTACCCGCGGCCCGTCGGGCTTCAAAAATCGTCGCCATTCATCCCGATAATCACTGGACAACTCAACACTCTGATAGCCGGCATCGGCCAGTCGTTTCCGCAACGGCGTCATGAATTTACGTGAATGACACCACAGAATAACCCTCTCGTCCTGTGGCAGATCAGACAGAATGTCGAGAGCGGCGTCAATCTTCGACGATCCTCGCCCCTCGAACTCGACACTATCGTCCACGATTTTCAGCGGTCCGAGAGTGATCTGCCTGAGTCTCCCGTCTAGAACAGCGGCAGACGAGGCCACGCTAGCCCCACCATCCATAATTGCTAGACGGTGCTCAACAAATTCGCGATACATTCTCTTCTGTTCACGTCTCATACCACAGGCTACACGTTGAACATTTACGGGGGGTAGATCACCGAAAACTTCACTCCCCCGCATCGTGGACCAATTGTCGCCCATAGAATCGCGGAGCACGCCCGGGGCCCTCTCTCCACCATAGATCCTGGCATACGGGGACGCCGCAAAGGGATTGAACTCAGAAACAAAAAACTCATCCGCAAACCGGTAGAAACTACGGTCGACACTGTTCGGGTTCAAGAATTTGAGTACACCGTAAATGTTGACGGGTTTATTGCCGGCAGGCGTGCCCGACAGGCCAAGACGATACGTTGACTTCAACGCCTTTACGGCACGGAAAGACTGAGTGCGATGATTTGCGATACGGTGAACCTCGTCCACGACCACCATATCGAACGATTTCTTCGAGAAAAGAACATTCGGCCATTTCTTCGCCTCTACTGCCTTTCCCAGAGAAACCAATAGCTCGAAATTAATAACCCACCAACCATCCTCGCCGTTCAACATGCCCTCAATGTTGGCGCGCCCCGCCTTGGTGGAGCGTGACAGCACTCTCGCTTCCCGGCCGGTGATGGTCTTGATACTGGCCTGCCATGACGGAATAACACGCTTCGGGCACACAACAATAACCCGCTCATCAGCGTAGAGCTTCCGCGTGACCCAGATGGCGCCGTACGTTTTGCCACATCCCGGTTCCCAAGCCAGCAACGCCCCGCCACCGTCTCGAATCGCGCGGGTGGTGCGGTTGATTTCTCTTTCCTGCGCCCCTGTGGGCCGAACGTTAATCATTGAAATTCGTCCAAACAATCACTAGCAGGCAAATCGTGAGCGTAAACACTAGTAGTGTCATCCGTTTTTCCTCTTTTCTGTACAACGAACCCCGCCCCACCGAGCAATGGGACGGGGTTCGTTCTGTCGGGTCAGTGGGCGATGGCGTGACGTTCCACGGCCGCCCAGTAGGCGTCCTCGTCAACGTCCACCACATAGTAGGGGGTTCCCGTGGCGGAGAAATACTGTCCGATCACATCGTCGGCAATGGCAGCAACGTCATAGTCATCCATCTGGTCCAGCGTGGGGATAATGTCGAACATAATGACGTCGTCCCGAGTGCTGCGACGAGCGATGATGTCCATGATTTCCTCTTCTCTCTGTGTCAGTGTCACCGTTCCTCGGTGACGGTCCTAGTGTAGGCAGATCGTGCGCCTCCAGTCAACCCCCGAAACGTAACGTCGCTCACACGTCCAAGTGGAGGAGGGACAGCGCCTCACCCACAGCCGCACCCACGTCACCGCCACACTCCAACACCCTCATGCAATCGAAGACCGTGTGCGCCCGCCCATCCGCAAGCGGATCATCCGCATGATGCGAGAAGACCAGACCACTGTCCAGCATCGTCACACCTGGGGCCGTGTCACCGCCACGCGTATACCGCCATCGCCGCCCCACCGCCTCGTAAGGCCAACCGAACAAACCGATGAGATCATTAAACCCATACTTTGAATTAAACTCCCCAATCACACCACCATAGCCACCATCGGGCACAGAAGACAAAGAAACATCACCATCATCTTTCTCCTCGTACCCGATATTCTCCAGCCATTTATCAACATTCAAACGGGCGCCGTCAATGAGCCAATTGCGCACCCTCAAACCAAGACGATGCGATGGTAGAAAAAAAGCGCGGGACGCCTCAGCACAAGACCCGTCCCACTGGGCCACCGGCCCCAGCACGCTGAAACACGTCCGGGCGATCGCCTCACTTTCTCCCGCGGTCATGTTGCGAGTGCATGGCAGAACGACACGGAAACGCGGAGATGGGAAAGACGACGATGCTGTCTCCCACACAATACCGGCGAGATTCGCCGCCCTCATACGGTTCCCGACAAAATCTTTCCGCGACCCGTGGTCCGCATCCAAAACAATAGCGGACCGGGACACGAAATTCTTTTTCTGCCGCCTGCCCCCTGAAAGAATACCGGCAAAGAAAGCGGGAGCATCATTTTTCTCGCATTTCGAGGGCGCCTCACAAAGGGCAGCGAAATCATTAAGATTTACGTTAGTGGCACGCCACCCTGCGATGGAGCGAACATTGCCCGCTACCATCACAGGGAAACGCGCCCCGAAAACATCACTCACTGTACGAAGGTTCCGCTATCTGATCCCGCAAAATCGCCTCCACGAGATCATTATCCACAATCGCCCCTTCCGTCCGGAACTTTACGCCCCGACGAAGAATATACTGACGATACTCTTCCACGCTTCGCGGGGATAGATTCTTCGCCTCCAACACCTGATAAAGGCGCGTCTCAGTCGGCGGATTACTACTGAAATCATCCACCATACGCGTCAAATCCGGAACAAAAACATAGTCGACCATTTTCAACGCGTCAGGCAACCAGAAATCGGCCGCCAGACTGAAAGCTTTTCGAACAGCGGACGATGACACGCTCATTTGCTGCTCGAAAAGAGACAGAATAGCGGCCACGCGCATAATATGGTTCCCCATGCGGTCAATGACCGCCTGTACCGCACACTGGAAAGGCGACTCACGGGCCGCCTCCCTAGCCCAGGCTCGCATTGTTTCTACCCAAACATTCCGCGCAGACTCGGTCACGGTCATGGTCGCCGGCGTGTTAACGGGCCAAAATTCGGTGGCACAAGTGACAGTACCACGGAATTCATGCTGCACCATACCCAGCATTGTCGAAATACGTTCGGAAGCGTACTCAACAAAACCATCCCCGCCATGCGCGTTCCGGACTGTATCGGTGACCCACCCGAAAGACGAAGGGTCAGACTGGCGATTCTCCTCGTCCAAGGCGAAAAGAATGCGCGGTCCCCACCCCGTCTCGAACAAAGACTGAGACATATTGTCGACTACGTCGCCGAGGATCCCGGTGCCGCAGAAAGCAAGCGAATGAGGAACCCTCTCACTGTCCGCACGCCTCACACCGTCGTCGCCGACACGCACAGACTCGACAGTCCTCCCCGAGTAGACGTCGGTCAGGAATCCGATGAGTCCACTACGATAACCCTCACCCTGCGATGCGGAGTACATGTTCTGTAGTTCGTCTACAAACATGATAGACGCGCCGCCAGGCCGCTGCGCCATCCGAAGATTCAAACCTTCAGCCGTCACATTCGACCCGAACAAAACATTCGCCATCAGGGAACGTTCGCACGGGCTATTATCGATACTGTTCAGCAAATCTTTACGATCGGCCTCAAGTCCGGCAATAACTTCATCAATCTGCCCCCGCTCAACACGATATTCATCAATGTCGACGCGCCCACTCTTCCTGTCCAGAGACTCCAGGCGACGATACGAGGCGCGAAGCGCAACATCGATCTCCTGCACGGCCGCCAAAGGCTGCGACGAATCCCACCTGAACGCGCCCACACAATCGTCAAAAAAATCGCGAACCAAAGACTGTGCCGTCGTCTTCCTCGACAAGGTGGACGCCCCAAGACAGTGCGAATACAAAGTCAACGGCACCATACCCTGCGCGCTCGCATACAAATGAGTCCTCGCAGACAACGGGGCAGACACCATCGTCAAGAAAGTCGTCCACAAGAAACGAGGAGGCGTCTCCGGCGACTTGGACTGCAAATAGTCAATAACCCTATCAGCGAACCAATCATAGTGCACTTGCCCCGTCGGGGACTTGAACTCGTAATCCTCAACCTTTTGGACACTCATTCGTTTTCCGCCTCCACATCGGCAAGAAAACCATTGAAAGCATCAAGAATCTCATCGCCGTCAAAAGTATAGCCAACGTCGAACATGGTGGCCCAATAATTATTCGAGTGTCTGAAAATCGTCACCTTGTAGCCGCGCACAATATCAGCCTCGAAAACAAACCTATGCCCCAACGATGCGACCACAATATGGATACTGTTGTTCCAGGCGCTCACTTCCAGGCCGAGCGAATCATTCCCGCCCTTGCTGACGTAATTCTTGCACACTTCAGTGACATGCTTCAGGAATTCCCAATCGAATAGCTTGATCATTTGTCCTCCCATAGTTTTGTCTTGATTTCGTCGAGCAACACCTGAAGCTCCCATGCCCCTTCTCTTCCCTTCACTGTTGTTATTGTTTTGTCCGTGTCACAGTTTCGAATGCTCGCCGAATACTCGCTTCCCACAATTGAGAGAGTGCACCCGTATTGTTTCCCGACAATGTCCAGGTAGAGGACTGGCAGGCCACTTTCTATTCTGGCGTCCTCGCCGACGTCCAATAGGATGGACTCACAACGCGGATCATTGAGCATCTCCACGATGAATTCGGCCACGATGGGGCGCAGACCGTCGTCAATCACGATCTTCACCGTCCCCCATGTCAGCCAACTCCGCGAAACGATTCATAGCACTAACGATGGCGGCCCGGTCAGCGTTACGCTCATCCAAAATGACATGATTCGACAACTGAATAACACGAACCCGCCACTCATCGTCTTTCGTGACAACAATCCTGAAGACGGTCCTATCGACAGGGTTCCTGGCCGTCACCTTGAACAGGACCCCAAAAAGACGGCCGCCTTCATCATTGCCATGCAAAGCAACAATCGAACACTGAGGCCACTGGGCAAAATCGCCAACACAACTGGCTAGGAAAGCGAACGTACCCCTATCAACAGCAGCGTCACTCATTGCCGGCCGCCTTACCACGGTTCGCCGCGACAGTCAAAGCACGACGGACGAACTCACCAACACTCTCCGGAGGAATCGCGATGCTCTTCCGCTTAATGGACCTTGCCCTCACCGTGTTGCCGGCGACCACGATACGACATGTGCTGCCGATAGTAATGATGCCGCCGTCATAAACCTTGCGGGCAGGCGCATGCACGTTGAACTCGTGGCGGCGTCCGTCATTATTCCACTCACGGACCGCCTGGGCGACAACCGTTCCGAAAACTGTACCCATAGTAATGCTTCTCTCTTCCCAAATATTGTGATGAATACTACTTTTTACCCTTGGAGGGGCGCGGGGTTTAAATGTCGGAGCCGATCACCTCCTCCGCAGGAACCCCCACCAAATCACACAGATCAGCCAACCTATCCCTAGCGTCAGACCGGGCGCACTCCCACGTCGCCGAATACCTATCACTGCCCCGCATTTCCTCCAGACAAAGAATGAAATCATTCACCAAACGAGCACTCTCCTCCTTCCTCTCATGACGCTTGACGCGTTTGTGAACCTGCCGAGCTGCCACGCCGGTATTCGCACCAACAGTGAGAGTATTCAGCCACCAAGCATCCGTTGTCGTCTCTTTCGCATTGAAATACCACACTGTCGGCCTGCCATCATCAAACACGTACGTTTCAATAATGCCAGCCTTAGTGTCCCAGACCATGACGGTAAAATCGGCACCATAGCGGCAGGATGTGACGGGCGGCATATTCTCCCGAATGAATGCCATCTCAACGTCCGGGTCAGTCACCCCCTCATCGTTGGGGCCATCATATTCAAACCAAAGCATGATTCTCTCCTCTCGTTCCTCGGAATTGCGGTGGGTCAGACGGTCAGACGGTCACACTGTCAGAGTCGAAAACTCGTCCCCGTCAACATGAAGACCACGCTCGTCGGCCAGGGTAAGAATGCGGTCATGAATCTTCGCTACGCCCACCATGGAAGCCAACGCCTCACTAGCAGAACAACGATCGTCCGGAAACTCCCGAAGATAGACGGGTATGAGGCGATCGGACAGAAGAATGTCCTCCCCGTCCATTATCTGCGTTGTGCCGTCCAACCAAATTCCCTGCGACCAATTCGTGACGTCAATGGTGAAATGCGCGTCGTAAAACACAGTGCGCCCTTCCCTTTCTTTAGTGTTGTGTTGTCTGAATTGCGGGGGGTTACCGCACACCCAGTGTCCCCCAGAGGACCCAAATAGCCGCCACGAAACCGAGCGTCCCGATCACTGCGAGACATGACGCCGTCAGGTAGATGACGGCGGCGAGGATGATTTCGCTGCTCCGTTTCAAAGGGCGGCGGATCGCAACGTTGGTGCGCCTCGGTGCCGCGTGCCTCATGTTCATGGTGTCTCCTCTTTCTCCGTGATGGTCTTGGTTGTGTTGCTGGGCGCCTTGCTTCACCCTGGCGGGCTGTTGTCTTGCTCCCGATGGCCTTAACTCTAGGGCGCCGATGCTCGCCTGTCCACCCTACCGGGGTGAGACGTCCACCACAATCCGGGGCGCCAGTTCCCGACACGTCACCCCACCACACCCAGAACATCGGATGATGGGCCGCATATGGTCATGTCCTCCGTCCGTGCGATCACGAGACAGAGGACACGATGCCAGTCCTACGGAAGCGACGAGGAGCGGACGCCCCAGCTCACACGTACCGATCCGAGCCGAACGGTCCACCCCTAACGGCCACGCACTCCCGCTGGGCAGGGACGAAACCATACGACCTCGAGTAGTAGAACGGGCCCGGGGGCGGGACACGGTAGCGGAGAGCCATTTTCAATGTGACCTTTCAGGTTGGATGGGTTGACACGTTGCCGGCCTCTGTCGCACCGTCTCACACAATGTCAATCCCCCTCTCCTCCAGTACGCTCCCAATCTCCTCAGCCTTCTCCTGATCCACGCTGACAACACTAATGTCGCAGTCGACATTGCCGTCAATGTGTTCAATAATTTCGAGCTCAAGCGTGACGCGGTCCAAGCCGAAAATGATTTGCCTGCCCAATAGTGCGACGGGGCGCGTGTCTACGTATCCGACAGTACGGAGAATGTCGAGGGCACGGATCATTATGTTAGCGCCGCGCGCGACAGCGGCGAGCAACGTCATCAGATGCTCGGGCGTCTCTCTTTTGTCGGCGACGTTCACCAGATAGTCTGTGCCGTCCATGTGTTCGATCAGAATCATGAGCCGCGACGGCGCGTTGTCTGACAGTTTCGCGTTTCTGTGCAGGTCCATGCGTTGAACGAGCATTCCCTCGTTCAGTTCAATACTCATCGTACGTGCTTCTCTCTCTTTATGCACCGACCCTTGTGCGGTGGTGTGTCTACTGTAGAAGGGCGGGTGGGCGCCGTCAACCCACAGTGTGTGTGACATGTGTCTCAGCGGACTCTGGAAGCTTCTGCCCCCATGGGCTTGCACTGCCGCCCCATCCATGTCACCATACAGGCATGGATACCTCAACTACTCCGTACATCTCACCCTGCCTCGAGCCCGAGACCATGACGGCCCTCATGCTCCGCTACATCGAGGGGCAGGAGGAGGTCGCCTATCAGTACACGCGTGCGCTGGTGCGCCGCCTCACCGCCGACCTGTCCACCCACGATGCTCTTCGACTGGCTCGCGACATCGTCACCGAGGTCACGAATGACATCGGGATCTTCGAGGATGAGAAGGCGGCGAGCCGGATCGACGTCGCTCTGCGGCGGCTGGTCGACCGTGTCGAGGCCGAGCTAGCCGACTGAGCCGCCCGTCCTACTCTCCCGAGTCCCCCAGAAGCACTTAGAACGCTTCTGGGGGACTCGGTGCGTATGACTTGTATGTCAGATGATGGAAGGGCGGTGTGTGATGAGAGGCAAGTGATGTCGCCCACGGACGCCCGAGCTCTCACAGCTCCGTTAACCTCCCGTTTACTTTGTTCACCTCTCGTTCATCTTCTACGCATGTGGGTTGCTTGCTAGCAACTGGCTTTCTAGGACAAAAACACCTTTGTGTTACTACAATGTTTGTGTATATCCCACAAACTCCTCCTCCTCGTAGCAAGTGGCTGTGTTGGGGCGTTTTTCGTATGATTGCAACGAAAGGTTCCTGTTGTGTGTGTTGTGTGGCGCGTGTTCGAGCTGTATGTTTTCCACATATGATACGCTCGACTAGACGAATCGTCGAAGACGATCTGCGGCGCAGCCGCTGAGGAGCCCTAGCGACGCAAGCGAGCGTCGCGCCGCGGAGTGTTTTTGATGAGCTCGCCGCTGTGTTGGGCCCAACCTATACTCTTAAAAGAGTACTAGAATATGTTGTGTGTCACAGCCCGTTATATTAGGGCATACTGTTATAACGTAATTAAGGGTACATAGTGTTCAGTGTTGAACACTATGATCGTTAACAGTGAACAGTGTGTGGTGGGGGACAACAAACACTACGTTGTGATAGAAGTAACACACACCACACACAGTAGACAAACCCAGAACATGAGGGGTGTGCGTTGTGTTACGTGCGTGCTCGCAGAGCTGCGCGCGCACTACACAACACACACCCCTCCACAAACAAAGAAAGACGAAGAGAAAAGAAACGAGGAAACAAGGAAAGAGCAGAGAGCAGAGAGTAGTGTTAGACGGTGGAGGCGCTCGTCTCGCTGACGCTGCGACGCGCCACCACCTAACACAACAACACACACAAACACAGGAAGAAGAAACGCGGTGAGCAGAACAAGCACCGGGGAACACAAACAATTCAGAAAACAAGTACTCGCACGAGCACAAGCCATGGGCATCACACACTGCCCAGCATGCGGAGTCAAACTCCAATACAACAACAACGGACAACGCAAACCCAACAGCGCTGAAGCCGACCACATAATCCCAGCATCACTAGGCGGATCCAATCACCCGGACAACGGAAGAGTCCTCTGCGCAAAATGCAACAGCAGACGCGGCAACGGACGAGGAGGAAAAGGCAGAGCACGCCACTACCAGAAAAACGAGGACGAACGAGACAGACTACCCGTAGCCGTCATGCCAACACAACACACCGACACATGGTGAATCGCGCACCGCCATTCCACAATAACAAGAAAGGCGGGGCGCGAAGAAAGGCGGGGAGCAGAGAGAAGAGAAAACAAAGCAAACAACAAGAGAGACGCAATGGTGTTCGGGGATAACGTGCGTGCTCGCAGAGCTGCGCGCGCACTACCCCGAACACCAACAACAAAGAGGAGGAAAGAAAGACAGAGAGGATAGGAAAACAAGCGAGACAACACACCCTCACCCTCACCCCACCGCTCTTCCACAACACCACAACCCACAACACCACAACCCACAAAGAATCAACAGTGAACAGTAGACACCACACGCCCTTCTACCCAACACAAACCATCACCCATATTCCACAATGACACAACCCTGTCACAAAGACACAGCACTAAACCAACAATGCCGTGACAGAGAACACAAATGGTGGAAAGGAGAAGAGGGGAGACAATGCAAGAGGGATAAGAACAATGTGAAGGGGAGGACCCAATCCGAACACGGGGACAATACACAACCCGCCGCTCCCGCCATTCAAAAGGGCCACAGGGTAAACGACAAGGGGGACGCCAACACGCGGACGGGGGGACGCCAACATTCGACGGGGAGTCAGTAACGCCGCCGCCCTTCCCTCACCATGCCACCCACCACAACGGCGTCCCACCATCCACGACGGCCCCACCCTCCACCACGACGAGGGGGAGGGCGGACAGAGGATACCCCGCCACACGAACGCCGCAGACACACACTCACCACCCACGCACCATGCACCTGGCGAGGAACAGTGCACGACATGATAGCAGTACTCGCCAGCACTGCAATGGGATGAGTAGGGCACGAGCCACACCACTGCACAGGACAGCAGCAGCACACACCACCGCCATTCCACACACCGATGTGGATGGACACCATCCACTCATCCACACTATCTACTCTCACTCATTCATGTTCACACAACCAACGATCAACGTTGATCAATGAATAACAATCATTGTTCAATGATTGATCATTGATCAATGAACAACGAACATGATGATGATCAATGATGATCAATGATGAACATGATGAACATGATGATGAACACATGATGATCATGTGATGCATGACATGCATACCAATACCATGCACCATGCATGGTGCAACGCATGGTGCAAAGGCAACACGCAATGCACAATGCATAAACATGCAAAACAATGAAAAAACAAAAGAAATGTTACAAAAACATGCAAAAATATGCAAACCTTCACCAACAATGGCGTTCAAAAAAACCATGGCAACAAAACGAGACGAACAAAAAGGGAGCCCCACAACGGCAAGGGATCCCTTAAAGTGAGACCCACGCCACAAAACAAGACAGGGAACAGAACGAAACGAGACACACACCACACATTTCATGTGATGAGGGCCACTCCCCCTCCCCCATCCGGCCGCGAACACCCCGAAGGTCTGCCCATCCCTCCCTGCTTGTGGAAAACCCTGTGGATAACTCCAGTAACCCAGATCACAATGTGAACGTCGTCATGTGGAAAACTCCACAACCTGTGGAAAACCCTGTGGAAAACTTTTCCCCTTGTGGAAAACCCTGTGGAAAACCCCAGTAGACATGACCCACACCACAGCATATAATAGAAAACATGACAACCCACACAAACACCACAATCACCGTATACGAACCCAACAGCCCCACACCAATCACCGACGCCACAAACACAAACAACCCAACACTCATACGCCAAGCACTCGCACACAAAATCGCCACCGTCATAGACGACCCACGAACCGGCGACACAGCACTCACAAAACTCACCGCACAACTCATACAAATCACAGACCAACTCGCCACCACACAAAACGAAAACAAACCCACAAACACCACCGACATTCCAAACGAAACACAAACCTGGGACGGCATCTAAAGAATGAGCGAAAAACACCTCAGCGAAATCGCCGCCCACCTAATCCTCCCAGAAAACATCACACACACAGCATGGCCGCCAGTCCAACACCGACTCACAGAAATGCAATACCCCCTAGACGTATGGCAACAAGACTGGCTCAAAGCAATACTCGCAAAACGAAAAGACGGCCACTACGCCGCCAGCATCGACGGAATACAAGCATCCATCCCCAGACAGGTCGGCAAAACATACACAATCGGCGGCCTAACATTCGCACTCGCCACCCTCTACCCCAACTACTTCGTCCTCTGGACCGCACACCGGACACGCACCGCCGACGAAACATTCAACGACATGAAAGGCATGGCACAAATACCCGACATCGCCCCGTACGTGAATAAAATACGGCAAGCAAACGGGCAACAAGCCATCATGTTCAATAACGGATCCCGCATTCTCTTCGGCGCCCGCGAAGGAGGATTCGGACGCGGATTCCACGGCGTAGACATGATCCTCTTCGACGAAGCCCAAATCCTGGGCGCCGCCGCACTAGACGACATGATCCCCGCCACAAACACCGCCCCCGACCCGCTCATCATCAAAATCGGAACACCACCAAAACCAAAAGACCCATCCGAAGCATTCAGCGAATTCCGCAACCTCGCCTTGCAGGGCGAAATAAAAGACGGCCTCTACCTCGAACTCGCCGCCGACTACAACGCCAACAGCGACGACAGAAAACAATGGGAAAAAGCCAACCCATCATACCCGCGCCGCACACCCGAATCCGCCATTCTAAGAATGCGCCGGCAGCTCGGAGAAGAATCATTCCGACGCGAAGGGCTCGGAATATGGGACCGTGCCAACGACAGGCTCGCAATAGACCCTGTCGCCTGGAACACCGCCACCATACGGCCAGAAAACACGCCGCACGGCATGCGATGGTGCGCCGCCATCAGGTTCGCACCCGACGGATCAACCTGCGCCCTAGCCAGGGCAGGACACAAAGCCAACACGCCCACACACGTCGAACTATGCACACACCAAGGCGTCCGCCGCATGAACGAAGGCACGCAATGGATCATCGATTACATTGCGGACACAAAAGACAGGTGGGCACAAATCATCGTAGACGGAAAATACGGTGCCGGAGACACAATCGAAAGACTCCGCGCCATCGGAGTACGCCCACAAGTCATCATCACCCCCACAATCACACAAATCATAGACGCCTACAGCATGCTAGACGCCTCACTACGCGAAAACACAATCACCCACCTAGACGACATGCAATTGCGCACCGAGGCCGCCTCTGCGACACCACGCCCAATCGGCACATCGGGCGGCTGGGCACTACAAGCCCCGCCCGGGGCAACCGTAGCCGGCCTAGAAGCCTGCACGCTCGCAATGTGGGCCGCACGCACAACAAAAAGAAGACCACGCTATAAGCCCTATGATAAAATCGAAAACGCCAATAGCAATAATGATCGTGGCGGCGGAGTACTGTTCCTATGACTGAAATTTATCCTGACGACGGGCGACTCGTTAATGCTACGCCGGCCCCGACCCGCATTTCCGGGCTCCCCGACGACGACCATGCAACATTCCTGCAACTGTGGCAGAAATGGCAGCAGCACTCAAACAAAAACAAGTTGCTCTCCGTCTACTACGACGGCCACCGCGCTTTCCAGGACCTCGGTATCAGTATTCCGCCGCAGATGACGCGCACCAAGGCTGCGCTAGGGTGGCCTCAGAAAGTCGTCACCATGCTCGCCAGGAGGCACGTATTCGAAGGCTACTCCCTGAACGGCGCGCCCGATGCTTTCGAAGCAAACGAAATACTCTCCGCAAACAACTATGATCTCGATCTCGCGCAGGCGATCACTTCAGCGTACAAGCATTCTTTTTCGCTTCTCACAGTGACGCAAGGGGATGAGACCGTCGGTGAGCCGCCTGTCGTCGTGCAGGCCCGTGACGCAGAATGGTCCGCCGCTCTTTGGGATACGCGCCGTCGTATAATCGAAGCCGCCCTCACAATTGACAAGACCGATAAGTATGGGCAGCCAGTGGGTGCCATCATGTACACGTCCACCGCTATTTGGCGAATTGACGCCCGCGAAAACGGTGGTGGGTGGAAGGCTGAGAAACTGGGAGATACGCCCAATCGTATTTTCGTTGAAGCACTCTGCTACGACCCGCAGCTGAACCGCCCTTTGGGGCATTCGCGAATCACCCGCGAAGTGAGGTATCTCACGGATGCGGCGGTGAGGACAATGGTCCGTGCGGAAACTTCCGCCGAATTCTTCTCCTCACCGCAGCGGTACGTGCTCGGCGCAGAAAGAGCAGATTTCGCCGGCCAGGACCGGTGGTCCGCAATCATGGCCCGTGTCCAAGTTTTGGAGCCGAACGAGAACGGGGACATTCCCAGTGTTGGGCAATTCTCACAAATGACCATGAGTCCCCACCTGGAAATGTACCGTCAGCTGGCCCAGAATTTGTGTGCAGCCACAAACCTTCCTCAGTCCGCTATCGGAGTATTCGCAGAGAACCCCGCCTCGGCCGAGGCGATGCAGGCGGCCGGAGCGGGGCGTGGGGGGG